AAGAAAAAGTAATGGCTAAGAAACCCGGCTTATACGCAAATATTCACGCTAAACGAAAACGCATAAAGAGGCAGAAGGCTGCAGGTAAAACCCCGGAGAAGATGCGTAAACCCGGGTCAAAGGGTGCGCCCACGGCCAAGGCGTTTAAACAAAGCGCGAAAACCGCGAAGAAGAAAAAGTAATGCCAGCAAAGCGCAAGAAGGTGCCAGCCAGCAAGAAGTATGCTGACGGGACCACGTACAAGGACAGCAAGGGCAAGACGCATAGACGCGTGTCGTCGCCCGGCACCAAGCGTGGCAACGCTTACTGCGCCAGGACGGTATCGCAGAAACGGACGCCGAAAGTAAAGGTGCGGCGCAAAGCCTGGGGATGCTCAGGCAAACGGAGTGTAAAGAGGTAGATGGGCAAGTTAGGTGATACGTTAGACAGCGCAGTTGGGCTGTTAGATATGCTGAAGAAGCCAGCCGGGTCCGACCCTCGGTATCGCGGCGCTGCGCCTAATAGAACCGACTTTACTTTTATGCGGTACAACCCAGCGAAACTGCCTGAGCGATTGCAGAAATCTTTGGCTGCGCTGCGCGACCCTAACAACCCCATGCGTCAGGACATGCTAGAGACAATTGAGGCTGGCTTGGAGGTTGGCGAGGACTGGTATAACACCGAGGAGCTGCGCGACTGGTTTATTATGGGTCACGGCCCAGAGGAAGGGCACCGCCAGTGGGCTGAATATATCGACCTAGTTGGCGCGACGTCTCCCGGGTCTAAAGTGCCGCCAAACATTGGTAATGCGTCGGCGGTGCGTAATAGATTATACACTGACCCTGATTACTTAACGCAATTACAAAACGTAGAAAATATAGAGGGCGGCAGAGCGTTAGCCAAAGGCAGACAGCCAGGTTACGGTCACAAGACCGCCGGGTTGCAAGAGCTGATTGTGGCAAAGCAACAGCAAGGCAAGTTTGGCGCGTTGCCTGAGCCCGGCGTTGCAGGCACAAAATCGTCTATGGTGAAAAACCCAAAACCAAAGGGTTTCGGTCAATCACTGAAGGGCTCAGAAAAAAATATAGCCGCCGATTTGCATTTTACGCGATATTTTGCAATGGCGTCGATGGACCCCGACTGGTTAAACGTCGCCGGGACCGAGGTCGGGCAAGAGTTTGCTGAAAAAATTATGGCGGCTTACCCTAAGTCAGAAAAATATTTTGCCACAAACAAATTGGGTGACCCATCGTTTAATCCGAAGGCCGCCGTCAAGGATGGCGTCGTGCCTATTGAAGCTATTTCAGACAACCCAGTTGTGTGGGCGCAAATGCCGAGAGACGCGGAATACGGCGCGATGGAAGACTTCATGTTTGAGCTGGGCAATGAGCTCGGCTTAACGGGTCCGCAAGTACAAGCCGCGTTGTGGATGGGCGGGGCTCGAAAAACTGGCGTCGATCCTACCAGCCAAACCACATTTATGGGCGCGATACGTGACCGGGCCGACATACAAGCAGCCAAGCGCGGCCAGACACGCGAGCAAGTGTTATTTGATTTCATTATGAACAAAGGCCTGCTTACTGGTGCCACCGCTGCTCCTTTCGGTGTGCTCGGGCTATCAGGGGCCAACAACCAGGCGCAGGCCGCCCCGATGGAAAATGAATTGATGCAATACCTGGAGGCGAACCGATGACCCCGGAGGAGCGCATACGCAACAAAGTGTCAGGATTGAAGGACGCGCAGAACGAGCGCAACATCCGGGAAAACTTTGACGCGACTATTGGCACAGATGCTGGCGAGGCGTTTAAAACGCAATACGGCGGCGTGACGATGGACCCATACACCGGGAGGGCCTACCACAACCAAGGACAGCCCGTATACAGCGCGGAAGAGCTGCAAAGCGCAATGGACAACCGGAACACAACAAACCGCCTCAGTGGCTCTATTTTTGACTATGTGTTTGACAAGACGGGCAACCCCAACATGGCCCGGCACGCGGTAAACGCGGCGACATACTCGCCCGGGCTTGGCACGGCTATGGGTCTAGAGGATGCCTACCAGGCGGCCCGGGAGATACCTGACGATTACCAGGCTGGTGACCGTGGGGCTATGGCTAGAAATACTGGGTACGCATTGATGGGCATGGGCGACGCGGCGCTGACAATGGCTCCCTTTGCTAAACCAATATTCAACGCGATGAAACGCGTGCCAAAAAATATTGGCCGGGCTGGCAGAGCTGTGGAGCGCGGCATGTTTGCCCTAGATGATTTGATGACACCAAGCGTCGCAAACAACAAACCGCAAAACAAATTAATGCAAGAGCTAGAGCGATACTTAGAAAGCGTGGGTAACTAATGGCTATAACAACATACGCAGAGTTGAAAACGTCAATCGCTGATTTTTTAAACCGGGATGACCTGACCAGCGTCGCGCCTGATTTTATTACGTTAGCCGAGGCAGACATGAACCGCCGGGTTCGGCATTGGCGGATGGAAGGCAGATCAACGGCGGAGATCGACACGCAGTTCAGCGCCCTACCCGCTGACTTTGGCGAGCCTATCACGTTTCACATTACGTCTGGGTCTTTAGCGCAAATTGAGTTGCTGGGTAAGGCTGAGATGCTGAAGGAGCGTGCGTCTAGCGGCGACGCGGCAGGCAAGCCCAAGTATTACTCAATTACTGCCGGGGAAATCGAGGTCTACCCCACCCCGGACGCTACCTACACCAGTGAGCTGTATTATTACAAACGCATAACCGCGTTAAGCGACAGCAATACGACAAACGATATTTTAACGTATTTCCCGGATGCCTACCTTTACGGCAGCCTGGTACACTCCGCCCCATATCTAAAGGACGATGCGCGTGTCGCCGTGTGGGGGTCTTTGTACGCGCAAACACTGGCCGACATTAACGGCGAATCTGAAGCAAGCAAGTTCGGCGGCTCCGGGCGCAGAATGAAAATAAAGGCGTATTAACCATGAGTTTTTCTAATACATTTGAAACGCACGTTTTAAACTACGTGTTTACTGCAACAAGCGTAACAAGGCCGACTGCGTGGTATTTGGCGCTATTTACATCTAACCCTGCCGAGGATGCTAGTGGGACAGAGGTTTCAACCTCCGGCACTGCGTATGCAAGGCAATCCGCAAGCTTTACCGTGTCAGGCAATACAGCCACCACAAGCGCAGCCATTGAGTTTCCAGAGGCTACCGGGTCAGGTTTTGGCACTGTAACCCATGTCGGGGTTTTTGATGCAAGCTCAAGCGGCAACCTCATTGCTTACTCTGCGTTATCTGCAAGTAAGGCTATAGCAGCCGGAGATGTTTTTAGAGTTCCGGCGGGTGATTTTGACCTTACGCTAGACTAATGGCTTATCGCGCTTCCTACGGTGCAGACACATACGGCACAGCCCTTTACGGCGTTACTGGTGCTATTGATGGGTCTACCGATGTTACTTACCGCCCCGCCTATGGTGCGTCTACATACGGCACGGCTGTTTATGGTAATGAGGGAAGCGAAACTGCCACACTAACGGCAACCTGTTCAGCTCAAATTTTAATTAACGGCAGCGCAACAGCAAGCACTGCTATAACAACTACATCATCTGGCAAGCGGGTGCGCAACGGATCTGCTTCTGCTACTTTGCAAAGCGCAACGATAAGCATTGCTGAAGAATACGTAGCGACTGAGGGGTATCGACCCGGCTACGGTTTAAAGACATACGGCACAAATATTTATGGTGAAAATCAAAGCGTCGAGGAAGGTTTGGCGTCTGCTTCAGCGTCTTTAACCACGTCCTTTTCTTTTGTTAGAAAACGCAAAGCCTCTGCCACGTCTGCGTTAGCTCTCAGCGCAACAGCAACCGCCGTTTACAGCATCAAGGCGTCGGCTGCGGTAACCGCATCTCTATCTATTTCTGCAAGTTTTCAGCGTGTCGTAAATGGTGCCGCGACTGCCACAATGTCATTGTCTCCAACTGCGTCTGCTATTGAGAAATGGGAACCTGTTGCAGATACGTCAGAAACGTGGACGCCAGTAAGCGACGTGACAGACACATGGACACCAGTAGCGGCCACAAGCGAAACATGGACAGAGAT